TAGAATGGGCCCTGTTGTGGTGGGTAGCCGCCCGTGGGCCAGCCAAGTGGTCGACCGTCTTTGAACATCGTGTACTCTTGTTCAATGCCGAACAAGGGCTCGTGGTCGTATGTCACCCGCACGACATCACGCAACTTTGCACGTGTGTTTGTGACATGAGGCGATCCATCTGCATTAAAGACTTCACAGAGAACAAGGCAGTGAACTCGCTCATGATTTGGAGCACGTGTAGGATCAAAGATGACATTGACAGGCTTTAAAATACAATCGCTCTTATCGCCTGTTGCCTGACCTGTTGATGAACCATCAAACGTCCATTCAGGAAAGTCATCAGGAGAAATAGACTGATTGTCAACATCTAATTCATGAACCTTTGTCTTACTTCTCAGCTTCTGCGTAGGCTGACTACCGTCAACCCAAATGTATTCAGATACAACTCTCATATTAGATCTCACTCAAACTTGTATTTGACATCAACAGTTACAGAAAGTTCTGGCATCTTCACATGGTTGACTAAGTTCATTTCTTTTGCCTCTTCGGGCTCGATGAACCAGTCAGCGTGTCGCTTATTGTGAATCTCATCGTGGAAATAGTTCTCATCCTTGCCGATGTTTGTCGCCATGATCTTGAGAATCTTCTCATTGAGACGTTCAGTTTCTTTGGCGTCTGCTTTGATCTCTTCAATCTTGCCCCAGTTAGCTGAAGAAACCTCGTGGATCATGATTGTTGCATTAGGTGATGCATAGCGCATTCCTTCTCTTCCGCACGTCAAGAGAACAGCCCCGCAAGACATTGCCTTTCCCTCGACGATTGTGGCAACTGGAACTCTTGAGCTCTTGATTGCGTCAATCATTGTCATCAGTGCATAAACTTGGCCACCGTAAGAATCAATGACAATAGGAATGACTGACTGACCTGTCGACTGTGCAATTGACATGTGCTGCACAAACTCTTTTGCTGAATCCTCATCAAACTTATTGACGCGGATAACAACTGGATTAGATCTTAACTCACATTCTTTAATGAGCGGTGAGACTCGTGATACAACGTGCATGTGTGTTTCTCCTATATTTTTAATTTTATGAGCATTTTGAGTATGAACAGCTAGGACATGAAAGACAACCTTCTTGATAGATCATGTCTGTATTACCGCAACTAGGACATCCCTTCTCACTTGACTTAGTGCCATCCGTGATGTATCCCTTCAGAACTCGGGCGATGACCTTGGAGAAAGAGAACATATCGCTCGTCTTATCTTTCTGGATCTGCTCCACGATGTAGTGAAGTGGAACCTCATGGCGAAGTGCTAGTGAGATAGTCCTCGAGAAGGCACCCTGTGTTGGGTTGTCGAAGAGTGTGACCACGTCCTTGAAAGTGAGGTGGTCGTCATCCCCAACTGGGACCTGAAGGTTATAAGTGGCGACGCCATCTTTCTTACCATTCTTGATCAGCATTGCGGACTTATACTTCTTTGGGATCTCGATGTTAGATGGGATACCGCAGAAGACCTCATATGGCTTTCCGTCATTGAGACCGACCAAGACTAGCCAGGACTCAGAAACGTCACCGCTCCTAACAGTCACACGATGGATATCACAGGGAAGTGACTTAGCTCTCTTGGGGATAGTGCGACCGTCTTCGGTCTTCTTGTCCTTCTTTGGCTCATCAGTAGAGACCAGAACGCCTGTCCTGCAGCCGTCTCGATAGACTGTGAATCCCTTACAGCCGCTCTTCCAAGCACGCATGTAAACGTCGGCAACTGTCTCTCGTGTCGCTGAATTTGGAAGATTGCAGGTCTTAGAGATGGAGTGATCGATCCATTTCTGAGCTGCTGCCTGAATATCGACTGACTTTACCCAATCAATGTCGTTAGCAGTGCCACCCCAGTAAGGGCTCTCCTTGGGATCTGTCTTACCTGTGACATCCATCCACTTCTTGAACCAGTGGTGATAGACAGTGTACTCCTGCCACTTATCACCCAATGGATCTACATAGTCAACTCTCGAAGTGAGATCGCCTTGTGTAATCTTGCGGCGACGCTTGTAAGAGAGGAGGAAGGCAGGCTCGATGCCTGAGGTTGTTCGAGTGAGACAAGAGACCGAACCGACTGGTGCTGTTGTGGTAAGAGCGATGTTGCGCCGACCCGTTGTCTTCCACATGTCGGCAGCATCTTGACGATGCTCTGCAGTTGCTCGCATGATCTCATTCAGATATGTGTGATTCTTCTCTTTCTCATAATCCCATACTGGGAAAGCACCGCGTTCCTTTGCTAATACGAGTGAAGAATAGTGTGACCCAACAGCAAGGTGCTTGTAGATCAACTCAGTCATGCTAATAGAAGAATCAGAACCATAACGATGATTAAGGGCAGCAAGTGCATCTCCAAGTCCTGTAATACCAAGTCCAGTTCGTCGACCATTGAGACCTGCTTCGCGAATCTTGTTCCAGAGGTCTCGCTCTATCCTCTTCACGTGATCAGGTTGCGGATCCTTCTCAATCTTCTCGAGGATTCGGTCAACACACTCGACCTCAAGATCAACTAAGTCATCCATCAGCCTCTGGGCTGCATGAACTGCCTTATCAAATCTTGGAAAGTCAAAGCTTGCAGCGTCAGTAAAAGGATCATTGACAAACGATGTGAGATTGACAACCATCAAGCGACAAGAGTCGTATGGGCTGAGTGGGATCTCACCACAATTTTTTACACAGATGCCTGACGACTCGACAAATCGCTCATCTTCTCCAGAAGTGATGACAAAGTAGTTGTGATTATCATCAACCGTGATGTTGAAAACATCCTCATAGCCAACTAGTTCAACAGACAAGACTTTATGATTGTTAATTACGACACTCTTGAAGTTGCTGAACTTACCGAACCTAAACTCATTGGACAAGTGAAGAGGGGCGCCAACTGCTCTTGCATGCTCAGTCCACATCTTCCTCGTGAGTTGTCCCTGCTGTCTAAAGATGGTTTGTCCTATCTCGATCAGCTGATCGTTAGTGAATCCGCTGTATCTCCCGTTCTGCTCGCCTGGGTGCGAAGCAAACTTCTCCTGCCACTCTGAGTCCATGCGGTGATATGGATTGCTAGTTCCACGCATCTTGGAAGCATGCAACTCACGATGATCTTCGTGAAGCATGACAGACAAGTTATCGATGCTGTCATTTAAGCTATCAAAGTTAACGTGATGGATAGCGTGCGTCTTGGCATCTACATCTCCCTTTAAAAATTCATAGATAAGTCGATATTGACGTCTATTTCTAAATCCTTCGCCCTGCAGCTTCTCACCAGTGTTGCATATCTGACGATAGCCGTTTGAGTTAAATGAATTGAAGGGAACAATGCTGTCTCCGGGCTGCAGATCACATAGCTTCTTATAAGTCAGATCTTTCAGCAGGATCCTGTGGTCGGGCGTTGCTCTCATCGTAGAACCATCATCAAGCGTGAGCTTCCAAATCTCTTTCTTCTCGCCTGTGAGACGCGGATTCCTGCCCATCTTTACAACTGTCTTACCTGACATGATGTCTACAGAGTAGACTGGCACGTCTTTTCCTTCTGCAGCAAGTTGAGCAATCGGCACTGCATTTCTGCCATCTGCAACGGCGATTAATGAATCTCCTGTGATACACGGATTGGTAGAGATTGTCTTGTAACCGGCATCACGGTAACAGTCCACAACTCCTTGATTAACCACAGTGTCCCAAAAGAGGGCACCAGGTTCTGCCGATGTCCATGCAGCATCGATGAACTTATCCCAGACCTGCTTAGCATTGACCAACTTCGTGATCTGGGCGTCGGCGACGGCAGACTCAACGGGCCAACGAAGTGTGAAGTCGGAGCCACTCTCGACCGCCTGCATGAACTCGTCAGTGAAGCGAATGGAGATGTTGGCACCGGTGACCTTCTTCAGGTCGCGCTTGATGTCGATGAAAGTCTCGATTTCCGGATGACGACAATCGATCGTGAGCATGAGAGCACCACGGCGTCCGCCTTGGGCGACCTCGCGTGTGGAGTTAGAGAATCGCTCCATGAAGACACCAATACCGTCAGTGGTACGAGCAGCGTTAGATGTCGTCTGACCCTTGGGACGAATATTTGAGACATCCATACCAACACCACCACGGCGCTTCATGATCTGGACCTGCTCCTGATCTGAGAAGAGGATGCCGCCGTAAGAGTCGTGTGGCTGATCAATGACAAAACAGTTTGATAGCGACTGAAGCTGGTAAGGATTACCAATGCCTGACATTGGTGAACCCTGCGGTACTATCTCTTTAAACCCCTTGAGATGATCATAGATCGTATCTTCACTCATTGGGTTGGGATATTTTGACTCAATACGCGCAAATTCTTTTGCAAGGCGTCGATGCATCTGATCTGGATCCGCCTCGAGAATGTTGTCATTAAAATCACGCAGGGCGTATTTCATGAAGACATCAGGAGCCAGCTCGTCTCCCTCAAAATATGCATTAGTCCGCTCGAGGACTTCACTCTTGCTATAGGACATTAAAAAACTCCTCTCTTAAAATACACCCAAATCACTTACCGTTAATCTCTTCCCACTTCTCTTTTAGAAGCTTCTTCATGCTAGTTCCGTCTGATTTGACAACGTCATCAAGCGACATCTCGTTTGTATCAATCAACTCAAATCGCGACATCGACGTGTCAATTCTCATTGGAAAGAGCATACCGTCACGGCCGGCACGATTCTTGGCTACGAATATTCTACCTGCACCCGTTGCTTTTTCATTCGGTTTTCTAGAAATTGAGAGAACAACGTCGGCAACCATTGCTTTACCATAGGCTTCACTCATGTTCTCGAGACCGACAATCTCTGAATTTGAGGCATCTCTATTGGCCTGTGATGCAGTCCAAATTGGAACGTTCATCTCCATTGAGAGATTGCGGAGTTCTTCATAGACTAGCTTCAATTCGTGACGCAACGAATCAAACTTTCTAGATGACTTCATGATATCCGCGTAGTCAATGACAATCACGCTAGGAACGAACGACTTCAGCAACAATTTTTCAATATGATTTCTGATAGTCTGCACAGACGGTGTGCCTGTCGGGTACTCTTTGATGATTAGTCGTCCGAGTTCATTCTCCTTATAGAAATTGAGGACTTCTTCTTTACGATCGATGACGTCACCGCTCGGAATGCCGCACAAGTTAGAGTCATACCGAAGGCCAACGGCTGTTTCAGACAGCTCAAAGGTATAGTGAACGACGTTTTTACCTGCACGTAATGCCTCAGCACCCATCTGGACAAGAAAATGTGATTTACCCACACCTGTGGGGGCGATGACTACACCCAATTCACCACGCCCAAGACCACCGTTGAGGATGTCTTGTGCATCAATCTGTCGTAGACCAGTTGGGCAAGTCACACGACGTGTCCTGATGAAACGAGCCTCTGTGTCTTCAAAGAAATCATGCCCCACAGAAGAAGGAGTGCCTGCTGAAAGGGCATTCTTCATGAGATCCATGACAGAATCTAGATTATCAGTTGCAATGAGTTCAACTGCTTTCTCTAGTGCCTCTTTCATTGCTTGTTTCTTACAGAAATCAAGCGTCTTATCTTTGACGTATTGCACATCGCCCATGTCTGGGTTGACACGAATGCGTTGCAGATAATCAACGATCTGATCACGTAAGACTGTGTCTTTGCCCTCCTTGAGATCATCACGAATGATAGTCACAAGAAGGTTAAGAGTTGGAAATTCCTTATACTTCTGATAGTAGTCAAAGTACCGCTGAGTTAGAAACTGTAAGTACTTTAACTCAAAATAACTGGGTGTCATAATCTCAGTCATCTGAGTTGCCCAGCTACGATCCGTCAGAAGACCTTGGAAGATCCTCTCTTGGAAGTGCTTCCCATACTGCTTGAAATGTGGTTCTTGCATCTTATTTTGTTTGAATGTGTGATAGTGTCAGGAAAAACTGATCAACATTGAACGTCTGGATTCCTTGTTGAATTAGAATCCTCATGAACTCTATCTTATTACGTGAGGGTTTAAAAGTATCACAGACGTGGTTAATCCTATCGATTTGATATGCTGCTAGATTAGCTGTGTCTAGATTGACAAGCGACCAGTTCCTCTGAATGAGAACCTCATTCTCAGAAATTGATCTGATAGCTTGTACTTTGCTACCTTCTGATACCAGGCGCTTTGATTCTTCAACAAGCTGGGCGACGGTGACCTCTTTGTCTTCTCTTAGCTGTGGAAACCTCTTTGCGAGCGTCTTAAACCCCACACCGTCGACTCCCGGTATATTGTCAGATGAATCACCGCAGACAGATTTAGCGAGTGAAAAATTGACAGGATGCACACCGAATCTCTCGATGACGTCAGATTCTTGCACAAGCTTCTTCCACGTCGGTGAGTAGATAATGGATCCGTCTGATATGAGCTGGTAGTAGTCTTTGTCAGCTGATAGAATGATCTTTAGGGCATCTTTCCAGTGATAGCGTGACATGTAACCAATCACATCATCTGCTTCACAGTCGGGCACATAGACTTGACATATTGGTGTCAATTTTAACAATCTAACCAATACTTTTATTTGATTATCTCTATCTGCTGTCGTGTTGGGAATGTCATCTTCGTAGAATCTGTTGAGCCGCTCAGGACGCCGGTGGCTCTTGTAATCTTTAAAGATCGCTCTTCGACGTGTCGAACCGCCACCCTCCCAAATCACATAGATTGGATTGGGACGGAACTTTTCGACAATTCGCTTAAGATCAATTAAAAATCCAACAATACCACCGACGTGCTGACCGTCTTTGCCCATCGCAGGATGGGCAACAAAATGTCGTAGATACAAACCCATTGCATCTACGAGCAGGACAGTTTGTGATCTTGATAAATCACTCATCTTCTGAATTTTCTACGTCCGTGAGGTCCTCAAGCTCTCTTCCAGAGCGCACCATGACCATCTCAATCAGATCATCAATGTAATTTTTGTACTCTGGTGTGCTGAGAATCTCGCCAAAGTCTGCTTTGTGGAACTTCTTCTCAATGATCGTCGCGCCCTTGTCGACATCGACCACTGTGAAGACCTTCCAGGCACCATCGCCAGAGACACAGACAATCTTATTGCCGATCTGACGCTCACCTGCATCCCTTAGGACATCAAAGATCTCCTCATATTCGACAATACCTTTGCCGAAGTGAATCTGAAAATTAGCGGTCCTGAACGGTGGGGCGACTTTATTCTTGACCGTCTTGGCAGAGACGTGAATACCGATGACGTCACCATTCTTATTCTGGATCTGCTGACCAGCACCCAACTTAATACGTGTTGAAGCGTGGAAAGGAATTGCCATCATGATGGCACCTCAAGTTTCCCTGAGGATTGGACTATATCTTCAAAAATTTCTTGCGAAGTAAGATTCTTAAGATCTGATGCCCAATAACGAATTACTTTATAACCTGCATCTTCAAGCACATTCTTTTTAATTAAATCTCGATCCCATATCTCTTGGGCTTTCATTTTCTTAGGACCGATTACGTCAGATGAAACAAAGTTTTTGGGATTAGCATGCCAAAAATCACCGTCAATTTCAACTATGACGTTAAAGTCTGGAAGATAAAAATCACAAATAAAACCGCGTGTTGGATACTGCTGGATCGCATGTATCTGTAACTCATTTAGAACGCCCATAAAAACACGCTCAGGTTTTGTATTTCTTGAGACACTTGGGATTTTTACGACATTCGTCCACGACTCAAGACGATTTTTTGCTTCTTCTTCACCAAACTTATGTTGCCATCTTTCAAAATTCGACATTCTCATTTTTTCGCTAACTCGATCTTTTACAGTGTTATAGACAATCTGCATTGTAGGAGTTTTTGCGTTCTCTTTTGCAATCTTAGAAAGCTTATCCAAGTATTCAGCCTTAGAGCAGGCGATTCGACGAGATTCGCGCTTTTTCTCAAGTAAGTCTGTATTTGAATAAACCATTTTAGAATTCTCTTTTAAATGATGCCTATTTTCTTCAGACAATCTCCAAGAATTAAATCTTGAGAAATCGCCAAGTTGAGAATGTGGAAATCTTTCTTTATACTCAGAGTCTGTCAATCCGTGCTTTTTTAAGTGTGTATTCGTTATTGCTTTAAACTTTTTACCACAAACTTCACAAACAAATCTTTGTCCCGCGCTCGTGGAAATTTCTTCTTGCATTATTTCTATCCTCGTCATCTATATAATCAAATGAAACGGAATAGACATACCCAAGATTACTTTTTCTAGTCTCTGAACCTTCAACCTGTCACCAGGAGGCTTGGCTGCTGATTACCCAATCTTAATCTTTTTGAACCTTCACGTTTGCGATTACTCACTGCGTTGTGGTGATTAAGCTCTAAGAGTTTCCCAGCAATTCACGGGATGAATTAGCAGTTTAAGTCCATGCATGGGAGGCAAGCAATTCACCACCCGGGACGGTTGTTGGATCTCCGTGGAGAACGCCAATCTTTGTTCTCGTCTGGTTTAGACAGATCATCAGAACAGATTGATCACCGATGACGCCTGTAATCTTGCGCATTCCCTTCGAGATCGCTCGAGCCTGCAGACCGATGCTGTCCTTGTCGTAGTCACCCAGAAGCTCTGCCTTGGGTGATGATGCTGCGACGGAGTCCCAGATGATAGTGATTGGTACGTCTTTCTGCATTGCCTTGGCCTTGACGATGGTCTTCTCAGCAACGTCAAAGACCTCCTCGGTGCAGTGGGTATCGACGTAGACGAAGCGCTTTGCAACATCTACACCCAACGACTTCAAATTCTCAACTGACGTCGCATTCTCAGTGTCGATGTAAACACAAATTCCGCCCATCTGTTGTGTAGACCGAGCAATTTGTGTTGCAATGTGAGACTTACCGATAG